ACCGTGGCGACGGTATGAACATGGCATACGGCGGCAAAGTCAAGAAGTACGAAGAAGGTGGCGAAGTAGACGAACGCACTGCTCGTATGCGCCGTGCGCGTGCTGATGCTAACATCGACCAAAAGATGGACGCAGACAACATGCCAACTTCTCGCGCAATGCAGCGCAAGAAAAATAAGAGTAAGGGGCTTGCTGACATGTTGATGGGCGGTTCAGGCAACATGAAGGCTGGTGGCAAAGTCAAAAAGATGAAAGCTGGTGGTAAAGTTCGCGGTGCAGGTATTGCACAAAAGGGCGTACGCGCCTGCCAAATGAGGTAACAATGCGTAGATATTACCGTGGTTCTAGTTGTGGATGTGACTCTTGTAGTAAAGGGTACAAAAAAGGTGGCTCTGTCAAAGATGCCTGCTACCACAAAGTAAAATCACGGTATAAGGTGTTTCCATCTGCGTATGCTTCAGGAGCTATTGCCAAATGCCGCAAGAAGGGCGCTAAAAACTGGGGGAACAAGGCGTAATGGCAGTTCGCAAGACCGCAAAAGGTGCAGCACTAAAACGATGGTTCAAAGAGGACTGGAAGGATGTGCGTACTGGTAAGGCTTGCGGACGCAAAGCAGGAGAAAAGCGGGGCACACCGTACTGTCGTCCGACAAAGAAAGTGTCTAGCAAAACTCCTAAAACGAGTGGCGAGATGAGTTCTTCGGAGAAGCGCAAAAAGATCGCTGAAAAGAAACGTCTGGGGCAACCTGCGGGTAAACCACGTAGAGTGTCTCCAGCTAAACGGAAAAGGAAGACGTAATGGAAATCTTCCAGAACGGCAGGTTCTCTTCAGGTGAACCAGTGTATCAGATTGGCACAAAGAACGCTGACGGTACACATGATGTTAAAGTTTTTGACTTGATGACTAAAGCTCAAGCAGAAGCTAAATTGAAATCTATGGGTGTTAAGCCTGCGGCCTCTCCTAAAAAGCCTAAGTATGATGACATGTCTAAGTTAGAGCTTGAAGCGTTTATGCGTGAAGAAGGTATTGAATTGGATCGACGCAAGTCAAAAGCCAAACTCATAGCCGAAATCAAAGCGTATTTTAAAGGTAAGTAAACATGGCTACGTCAGGCACTACATCATTCAACATGGACTTTACCGAAATCGCTGAAGAAGCGTGGGAACGTGCAGGGAGCGAGATGCGCTCTGGATACGACCTGCGTACAGCGCGTCGGTCTATGAACTTGTTGATGATTGAGTGGCAGAACCGTGGCATAAACATGTGGACTATTGACGAAGGCGAAGTAAGCCTGACGTCTGGCACCGTTGAGTATGACTTGCCCGCTGACACCATCGACTTGATGGAACATGTTATACGGACAGGTACTGGTACAAACCAGCAAGACCTTACTATATCGCGTATCAGTGTCAGTACCTATGCTTCTATACCGAACAAGAACAACACTGGGCGTCCTATCCAAATATGGATCGAGCGTTTGCGGGATAACCCCAAGTTCAAAGTTTGGCCTGTGCCAGACAGTAACAACTATACGTTAAAATACTGGCGTATGCGTCGTATCGAAGACGCAGGTGCAGGAGTAGAAACCTCAGACATGACGTTCCGCTTCTTACCGTGTTTGGTAGCAGGGTTGGCTTACTACATATCTATGAAGGTTCCAGAGCTTGCACAACGCGCTCAGTTGCTAAAACAAGACTACGAAGAACAGTTTTTACTTGCGTCTCAAGAAGATCGTGAGAAAACCCCTGCACGTTTCGTGCCTCGTGTAGCGAGGATTTAGAATGTCGGTTCAGTTTGCCTCTTCACAAAATGCGTTAGGTATATGCGATGTTTGCGGGTTTCAGTATAAACTTCGTGAACTCCGTACTACTATCGTTAAGGGGCGAGTAACAAACATCAAAGCATGTGAAGAGTGTTGGGACCCAGACCACCCACAGTTGAAACTAGGTGAGTTTCCCGTGCACGATCCTCAAGCACTGCGTGACCCACGCCCTGACACCGCCGAACTCGCAGAGTCAAGAGACTTTCAATATGGATGGAATCCTGTAGGATTAAATGACCCATTAGGTTTACTAGATAATAACCTCGTAGGTGTAGCGTATCTAGGAACTGTAACTGTAACAATAACGTAGGAGATATGCCATGCCCAAAGTTGGTAACAAGACATTTGGATACGACGCAGCAGGTAAAAAAGCCGCTGCAAAGGAAGCAAAAAAGACAGGTCAGGCTATGCAGATGGCCTATAAAAAGGGTGGTAAAATCAAAGTACGTGGCACAGGTGCGGCGACTAAAGGTTTGTATGCACGGGGGCCAATGGCGTAAGATATGAACTATACCGAGCTGAAAACTAACATTGAAGACATCTGTGAGAACTCTTTCACAGACGATCAGCTCGCTATGTTTACACAGCAGGCTGAGCAAAAAATCTATAACACGGTGCAGATACCTGCACTGCGTAGAAACGTGACGGGAACTCTAACAGCAAGTAATAAATACTTGTCGTCTCCAAGTGACTTTTTGTACAGCTACAGCCTTGCTGTAGTAGATAACGATGGTGTGTATCACTATCTTCTTAACAAAGATGTCAACTTCATGCGTGAGGCGTATCCTAACCCTACGTCAGAAGGATTACCAAAGCATTATGCTTTCTTTGATGACAACTCCTTCATACTCGGACCTACTCCAGATAATTCCTACACAATGGAGCTACACTATGGTTATTATCCGCAGTCTATAGTTACAGCGGGTACTACATGGCTTGGGGACGAATTTGATTCTGCTCTACTTAACGGTGCGCTTATCGAAGCGATACGATTCATGAAGGGCGAACCGGACATCATTCAGAACTATGAAAAGATGTACCTGCAATCTATCGCTTTGCTTAAAACGCTCGGTGATGGTAAATTACGTGAAGATACATACCGCTCTGGACAGTTCAGAGCAGAAGTAAGTTAAGGAGACAGAAATGGCAATCACACAAGCAATGTGCACATCGTTTAAAGTTGCTCTGCTAGACGGCGAGATGGACTTTAGTAGTGACACATCACAGGTTTTTAGAATCGCTTTGTATACAAGTGCAGCTACGTTAAGCGCTGCCACAACAGCGTATGGCGGGACTATAGGCGTAACACCTGATACAAATGAAGTTACAGGCACTAATTACACCGCAGGAGGTAACGTACTTACTATCTCGGCTAACCCTGCGTCATCAGGCACTACAGCGTTTTTGGACTTTGCTGACACAACATGGACTGATGCTACTATTACCGCTCGTGGGGCGTTGATCTATAAAGCAGACGGCGCTACTAATCCAGCGGTTGCAGTTCTGGATTTCGGTGCAGACAAAACTTCTACTGCGGGTGACTTCCAAGTTCAATTCCCAACAGCGGATGCTACAAACGCTATTGTACGTATCGCTACGCCATAAGGTGGCTAAATGCCGTCTTCAGTAGAATACATAGGCTGGGGTTCAGGTGCTTGGGGCCAAACGGCTTGGGGCACTGACCTAACTATTGTCTACGTTGACGGCGTAGCAGCTAATGCCGCTGTAGGTACTGTATCCGTAGATGCAGAAGCCAATGTAGTCGTTACAGGCGTAGAGGCGGTAGGCCACATCAATGATGTAGGTATTGACGCTGAAGCAGACGTACTCGTCCAAGCCGTAAGCGCAGTAGGCCATATAGGTGAGGTTACCGTATCCGCTGCCGCAGAAGTGTCGCCTGATGGTGTAGAAGCTAACGGTATAATTGATGACGTTACTGTAACTGGAACGGCTAATATTTTCCCAACAGGCGTAGAAGCAGTAGGCGCTACTACAGTAAATTATGATGGACCTGCATTTACAGCAGATGGTGCTGCGCAGCTTTCAACAGCCCAAGCCAAGTTTGGTTCAGCATCACTCCTGCTTGATGGCACAGATGACTTTGTAACCTCTGACGAAAACATTGACCTAAGTTCCGGTGATTTCACAGTAGATATGTGGATTCGTCCGACAAGTGTTACAGGCTACAAAGGTTTGTGGCAG